TTTCTTCAGCTCATCAACAGCAGAAGATGCGGCGTTAATGCCTTCTTCGGCGTGATTGAGCAAATCGGCGGTGATCAGGTCACCGTTCTTCCAACCAGTAGCCGTGTACGCCATTACGCACCCACCTCAGCAGAACCGACCTCGGCTTCACCAACAACCGCAGCGCCCGAGGCGGCGGAGGCAGCAATCGAAACTCCGAAGTTTTCATAGATCACGATGTCACCCTCGACGGCATCGATGACGCCCTGCGGCATACGAACCTTCCAGCCCGTATCCGTTGCGGCGCCGGCATCGCCATAAGTGACCTCGCCCGTGGCCGGATCGCAAAGAACCGCCTGCCCTTCGGTGGCTGCCCCCGCCGCCACAGCGTAAAACTGACCGCGAACGGCAATGTTCAGACCAAGACCGGCCTGATAGGTGTTGGACGCTTCAACCAGCGGATTCGGAAGCGTCGAAATCAAGTTGCGCTCAACGAAACCGAGGACGCGAGCACCGGCCTTGCCGGTAGCCGATGCGGCGTTAAAGCCTACCGGACCGTTTTCTTCAACGTCCTTCGCAAAAGCGAAACCGCCGGCAAAAACCGTTCCGTCGCTGAGGTAGTTAAAGGCCGTGTAGGTGGCCTGTCCCGGATTTACTTCGGTACCCGGCAAGCCAATGGCCGGCATCGAAGCAACAGACTTCTGGAAACCCATGTTTACTGCTCCTTATGGATCTTGTTGAAAAGTGCGCTGAGCCGACCGGTGCCCTGCGGCTTCTTGGGAGCGGCGTCATTTGCTTCGCGACTCGCTCCCTTTTTCTTGCCTTCAACGAAGGCTGTATAAGCGGAGTGTGCGTTTTCTGGCTTTATGTTGCGGATGTTGACGCCCTCGCGCTTAAGCGCTTCAAGGTAAATGTCGTCAGCGCTGTCGAAGGCTTCTGGGCGAACGCGGCCGATGGACTCCTTGCATTCTTCGGCAGCGTCATAGGCGGCGCGGATGCGGCGGAAGATTTGCTTCTCAAGCTTCTTCAGAGCTGCATCCTCACCAAGCGCCTTTTCTTCGCCATCAGATTCGTGTTCTTCGTCGATCTTTTCGGGCTCTGCCTTTTCCTTCTTTTCGCCGAAGCGCACGCCCTCAGCAAAAGCCTTCTGGACCGCTTCGGGCGCCTCATCAAGGCCGCAAGCCTTAAGAGCGTCACCGATCAGATCATCACCGTCGGCGCCATCGTCTTTATCTTCGTCGTCGGCAGCAGATTCGGGCGGCTGGTCGCCGGCAGGATCTTCGTCGCCCGTTTCTCCCGCCTCGGGAGCGGCTGATACGAGATCGGTCAGCTGACCTTCAAGCACAGCCAGATCGTCGTCACTCAAGCCCTTTTCCTTAAGGGAGTCAAGAATCTTCTTGATCTCGGCGCCCTTGTCGTCGTCATTGGCGTTGGTTTCGTCGTCAGTTTTGTCCACAACATTCCCCTTTTCATCGGTCGTGTGTAGGTTTTTGATTTCTTCGGCGGCTTTACTGATCGTGTCAGCTAGCGCCGTCTCCTTCTTTTCAACCGCCGGATTGTCGTCGTTGGCGGTTTCAGGCTTCTTTTCATCGGCCATAGCGCTTTTCTCCAAAGCTGAATCCGCCACCAAAACATCGTCGCCGGCGCGACCCTCTTCAACAAGAGCTACGTGATTGGCGGAAATATCACGCATGATGAAGTCGTAAGGCTCCCCGTCTGGGGTAGTGCCCGATTCAAAATCGGGCGTGTATCGGTAGCTCAGACTGAGCTCACGCATCGAGCCGTCGTTAATTCGATCGATTGCCTTCTGTACTGTGAAGTGCAGTGAGTTATCGAGATAAGGGGGATTCCATGCCGCCGTATCACCAGTTGATCCAATGCGCGTATCGAGCGCGGGCGCTTTCGGATAGTCCCGATGGTGATTGAGCTGGATCGGTATGCCCTGAACGCTTCGAATCGTCTCAGGCTTACTCAGTTCTTCCGGCGGGCAGTACCCTCTGTAAATCTTGTCCGGTTTGAGTCTGAGCTGTTCGCTGTTTGGGATCTCAAAGCCGTAATAAGGCCGCACCTGTGCTTTGGTAAGGTGCGAAACTTTGACGTGCAGGTTGCCGTTGTCGTCGATCCACCGATTCGGCTCTGACGTATCAAAAGCTAGTATTTCTTGTGTCATGTCGTTGTCAGCAGATCAGGAGGAATGATTGATTTGTATACGCATCGGCAGAACGGAAGCTCTCCGCACTGGACGTTGCGCCCCGCTTCCGAGTCATACAGCCCTTCAGAAAGCTTGAAGCGCTTGCCATTCATAGAGATGTGTGATTGCCGCGAGCTGTATTTGCCCGGAACATGAATCCAAATACCTTCGGTGATGCCGACGGCCATACTGTTAGCGCGCTGGATAGCCTGATTGACCTTTACCGACTGATCGAGCGCAACACGCTGTGCGCGCGCGGCATCGAAGCCCTGGGAGGTTTCAAGCGTTCTGCGCACTGTTGCGAGGTCTGCTCCGCTCGATAAACCTTCCGACAAAACGTCTTGAAGGCGTGCGAGGTCGGTGCCCGTCATTTTGGTGATGAGCGTCGTGGCATCTTCAACGTACTTCGGCAATTGCTCTGCGGCCGGCCGAGAGATGTACTGACCACGAATAATCGGAACGTCGAACTTGCTCTTTAGCCACCCTTGCGAGATGCCTGCTGCGGCAAGCGCGCGACGCTGGCTCAGCGTGACGTCGCGCGCCGCCGAGCGGCAAAACCAGTACGAAATTTCTTTGGCTTTCTGCTCAGCGGCAATCAGCCAGCGCGCGATTTTGACTGCGCTGATTGAGCGGATCCTTTCTCGCAGCGTCTCCGGATCGATGCCTTTGGCTAAACCCGCATTCACCTTCTCGAAAATCCGGCGTTCTCGCGCCGTCAGCTTCGGCAATGCATCCGAAGCCTCCGGAACAAGCAAGCCTTCGTTCAAAAGCTCAGTGACAATCTCGCCCATCGCCTCCCGCAAGAAGCTTCGCGAGAACGCAGACAGTTTTTTCTCAAACGCTTTTCGAGTGCCGACGTTTGGCTCAATGGCTCGAATCGTCTTCACTCTTGCTGTCATTTGAGTTCATTCCTTGAAGGATCTGGCGTCCTTCGTCAGGCGGATTGGCGGCGCTTTCGCTGGACTGCGGCGCGAGTGGCGCCGATTGGTTTTGCAGCAGATCGTCCTTCCCCGAAAGGCCGCCGAATTCATTGAACATGTCATCTGGCTCAACATCCGGTGCATCGTCTGAGAGCCAGTCCAAACCCATGATCGGAGACTTTTTCACAGCCTCGCGAACCTCTTCAGCGCTGATGGCTTGGATGCTGGCAAGTTGTGTAAGCGTGCCGGCAATGGACTGCGCCGACATGGCGTTCTGAGCTTCACGATCAACGCCGAGCTCGTTGAACTTCACGCTGATCGAATCGTCGAGCTCGCCGAATTCAACAATCTGAATAGCTTTAAGGCACTTCAAGATCGCGTCTCGGCGAAGCTCTTGCTTCGATTTGATGTAGTCGTAGTAGTTCGTGATGTCGCTTTGCCCAGTGGCGTTAAAGCCGCTCGGGCTGATGCCGAGTAGCTTTACCGCGGGCGTGCGGTTGATGGCCGCAATCATTTCAAGCGACTGCCGCACCACATCCGTACATCCAGCTAACGACGTCTGAATGTTCGCTACATCTTCTTCGTCTTTATCGACCGCGAAAACAGAATCATTGTCTCGATAGCGCTGAAGAACAGCCATCTTCTGGTCAAGGGTCGCGATGCCGTTCGGGTCACTCATCAAAGAGCTCATATTGGTCTTGTAGACCAGCAGAGAGATCTTGGTGAGCAGATTCGCCGTCGCTACGCGACAAGAGTTCCAATGAATAACGTAGTCCCAAAGGATCTGCGCCTGCGGAATCCCGAGGAAGTTGTAATTCGGCAGCAGCAGTTGCGGCGGACGATTGTCGACGACGGGAATTAAGCGCGAGGCATGGACCTTCTTGCCGAGCACCCACCAAGATTTCGGCTGCATGTAGTCTTTGCGGAGCGGATCTGTGGAGTTGTATTCGACTGGCGCGCAGTTGATCGGATCAACGACGATGAAGCGAAGGTGTGTGCCCTTACCGAGCTCAGCGCTTTTTTCATTGATAGCGAGCGGAAGTTCTAAGTCCTCCTCATCGCATCCTGTATCAATAAAGATGAAGCAACCGCCCATGTACCCAGTGAGATCGATAGCGTCATGAAATACCTTTTTGAGGTGGTACTTCGTCTCCTGCAAATCGTTCAGCGTGTCGACGGTTTCGCCGTCAGATTCGTCGCCGCCGATGATGGTCAGCCATTCGCGCGTAATGTCATCGGAGACGGTTGAAATGCACGATCGAATCATGCCGTTCTGGGCGATTTGCTGAAGGACGCCGTAACCGATAAAAGAAGTTACGGGATACTGACCGAGGTCGGAAGCGTGCTGAGTAAGCGTGTTGTAGATCGCGTCGTAGTAGCCAGCTCGGTCACACGCTTCGGCAAGCTTCTCGCGCTCTTTTCCGCCCTTGGGATACCCCAAAGTAAGCGGCGGCGCAAAGTGCTTTTTGACGTCATCGAGAGATCTCAGCACTTCGCATGTGCGCGGCGGGATGAGCATCGTGCCGGCGCTCATTGACTGAATCGCACGTTCACGCTGGTCGCGGAATTTTTTAGCGAGCAGCTTTTCTTGCTCCTCGACCTTGCGATACGCCTTTTTGCGCTTCTTGTCCGCCGCTTTTTCTGCTTTGGTTTTGCTCATAGGAGCCCCCAGGATCGGTTGCCGATATCAGTGTTCTCAAGCATTGCGGAGGTCATACGTAACCCTGCTACAAGCCCGCCAATCGCGGTTAAAATATTCATGGTTCACCTGTCAGAGAGGTGGATACGAAAAAGCCCGCGAGAGTTACAGCTCTGCGGGCTTTGCTTTTATTGGGCGCTTTACCGTAGGCCAAGTGCCGTTAGATTGTTCGGATGAATTTTTCGGACGGTGCCTCGGCTCATATCAGCCAAAGCCTGACTCATGCTGTCGATTTGATCGTCGTGAGCCCCCGCCGGGAAACTGAGCAGTTCGGGTATGAAATCCTTAGATACCCACGGATAGAGACCGGCCGGCGGAAGAAAGACGTTCTTTGCTTCCCAGAGCGGCGTGATCGCGGCCGCGCGAGCCTCTTTGGACTCCTTCGGATTAATTGGGATGAGCCCTGAAACATGCTTTTTCAGCGTCGCGATAACAGCGGCGCCGTTTGCCTTTTCTTCCACGAGCTTTCGAAGTACTCGCGGCCACTTTTCCGCGCAAGCAACGAACTGTTCTACCGTTTTCACAAAGTCCCACTGGCCTCGATACTGATCAAGCAAGTAGAAGTTCGCACCTTTGCGCCCCCACACCTGCCCAACAACGTAGTCCGATCGTTCGGAACCCTTGAACGTCATATCCCATGAAATGCACGTGGCATCGAACGTCTTTGGAAGCGTTGCGCTGTCCCAATGCTGAATCCAGTCGTCTTTAAAGAGTCCGCCGCCGTCGGGCACTGGGTGCTGCTGATAGAGCGCCGCCCAGTCGCGGGAGCCGACCTGCTTTTGAATGCGAAGCAGCGCATTAAGGTCATAGCGTTCGGGGTGCAAAGCCTCGCCCGCCTTTCGATGCGGTTCGTCGTGCTCGGCAATGGCGGGATAGTTGATGACGCGCCACTGCTCTCCTTCGCCGGATGCCGCACGGTCAAGCAATCGACCGACCAGATCATCCATGTGCCAGCGCGTGCACATCACGATTACGCCGCCACCAGGAGATAAGCGCGTATATGCCGTCGATGTGTACCAGTCCCAAAGCGCTTCTCGGATCGTCGCTGAATTGGCGTCTCTTCGATCTTTTACTGGGTCATCGATACACAGGATGTCGGCTCCCATACCTGTAATGCCCCCGCCAACGCCGGCAGCGCGGTAGGCGCCCCTGTGCCCAACGATCTCAAAGAGCTCTGCGGTTCGAATGAAAGATCCGAAAGACGTGGTTTTGACGTTCTTTGAATTGAGCGAGGTTTCAGGAAAGATCTCTGCGTACTTTGGATCGTCGATCTTGCGCTGTACGTCACGAGAGAAGCGCTGCGTCAGGTCTGCCGAGTACGACGTAGCAATGATTTGCATGTCCGGATGCAGGCCGAATGCGTATGCAGGAAAGGATCGAGAAACGATTTCCGATTTTCCGGATCTCGGCGGCATGCAGATGATGAGTCGCGGCGATTTCTTGTCTGCGATGTCTTGCAGAAAACCGTCAAGCTCATCGCAAATTTCGCGATGTACCCACCCCATTTGGTATCCGGGAGTGGTTTCAAGGACAAAGTTCGAAAGACTTTGACGCGCTGCGCGGATTCTAAGCTCATGACGCGCAGCGAGAATCAGAGCCCTATCGATCTTCTCCTTCATTTTCGGGGAGCTCCATACGAGCAATTTCTAGCAGCTCTTCGTTTGAAAGCGAGGTGACCTGCTTCGTTTCGATCTTGACTGCACCGCCATCGGCGCCGGTGACGGCAACGCGCCGGCGGTCACCGTAGTTTCGGTCGTCGCGGATGGCTGCCTCTCGATTCAGCTCTTGAACCAAGAGCTTCTGAGCCTCAACATACCCTCGCGGAAGATCTTTAACCGGCTCACCCAGAGCGTCAGTGATTTCACCTCGTAACGCCTTAACCGCCGTTTTCGCAGTTTCTTGCGCAATGCCGAGCGCTTTTTCGCGATACAGAGCGGCGCTTTCTTCGCGCGCGCGCGCGGACTGAATGCAAAATTCTTGATTGTTATCCTTCCACCGACCAAGTGTTGAGGCGTCTGGCATTCCTTTTTGAGAGCAAATTTCCCTCTCAGACAAGCCCTCACGAATCAAGTCGCAAATCTTTTCGGCCAGCTCGGGTGTGTACTTAGTTGGTCTCCCCACCTTGCGGGGAGCAGACTTCTTTTGAACAGCCATACGAACCTCGCAAGGTACAGGTAATAGAAAAGGCCACACTGGGCATACCAATGCGGCCTTGTTTGAATGGCGATAATGATTATTAGGAATTTCCCTCTAGAACCATTCTTGCGATGTAGCCAGAACGAGTATCTCCAGCTTTATTTGCGAGGGCGTCAAGCCTACGCAGTACGCGTTGCGGAAGGGTGATATTCACTCGCTCAGCCTTGTCGCTGAGTTTAGACATATCAACATCCACTGTTCCAAGAATCCATCCTTGATAATCAGAAAGGTTTGAAATGGCTTCAAGTGAAGATGGCTTAGGAATTTCGGCGCCATCATCAAGACAGACCTCTAACCATCCCTCTACAGCCTCTTTTGCCATATCGAAAGCCTCTTCCAACGTATCCCCTGCGGAGAAACATCCGGGAAGATCGGGCACGACAACGCCAAAGGCGTGCGTATCATCACCGCGTTCAATCACGATCGGATAACGCATTGACTTGTCCTCCTAATCCTTGGAGCCACGGTCGGGATGCACAACGCACCCCGACCATCTCAACAATTACTTCAAACTTTCCATGCTTCGCTCGATAGATTTCAGGGTCCCAATTGGCAGATCCTTTTTAGGATGAGGAACACAAATTGGACGCTGACATCCTGGCTTCACAAAGTAATGATGGCTTCCCTTAATTCGATCAAGTTTCCATCCATTAGCTCGAAGTTTGATGATAATCGCGGAACTATCCATGGTTGGCTCCTTGTGTTATCAACAAAGTTGATTATACACACTAATGCGCATTAACACAAGGATTGAAGAAAAGAAAAAGCCCGATCTCTGTTGAGTCGGGCTTTCACTTTCTCTGGGCGCAAAAAGACCGCTCAAAGAGAGCAGGTCCACGCACGTCCAAGACGGGAATCAAGTTTGATTGTCATTTTATAGGTTCCCATAGAATTTTTTCAAGTCGGTTCTTCAAAATTATTCGTCCGCGCTCAATGAACGGGTCGAAATCCCTGTATTTCATGCGGAGTTTAAATTGCTTCCGCATGATTAGTAACATGTTCTCCTGAGAGACTGGATAGGCATAAAAAATGCCGATGAGTGCTTTGATGCACTTATCGGTATAGGTTGTTGCCGGCATTCCTCGCCAAGCGCGAGTCACTTGAAGAGCTTTTTTAATATCGACCTGAACCGTCTTCTCCTCTTGAGGCAACGACCCCGCTTCTGCCATAAGACGAGTAAGGAAAGAACGGCTTGGCGTTTTGCACTCTCTGCTCCAGCGCCCCCAGTTTGTCAGGTATTCGTCTAGTTCTTCATCAGTCATTCCTCCTCCTCCCAGTCGATTTCAATGCAGATATTTCCGGGTTTTTTCGGCTCCAACCAAATTTGTTCACGATGATGAAAAAGACAATCATCGAGTTCGAGAGCATCCGCAATTCCGTCGTAATAGGCTTTACATCTCTCGATCATGTTTGACTCATCCCTACGGCGGTTGTCCGGCGGCAGAACGATGAGCCGAACATTCAGCTTTGTTCCTGCCTTCAGTACGGGCAGAGGGCCAGCCATGGCGGCTCTGCACAGGTACGCCGCCGCCGTGCGCGCATTTTTGGTGAGCGCAGCCTTTTTCGCCCAGTGAGAGCGCCCGTTCTGTGAGAGCTGAACTCCTGGCCAAGGAAGTCCGCTAAAGCACAGCGTTCTTTTCATGATTTCTCCTGTAGCTTTTTTGAGTAGAAAGCGAGCGCCTTGGCGCGTTTATCTCGTAATTTCTCGTCGGCTTCTTGAAAGTCTTTGCACTGTCGCGGTGTGTCTATGCGCTGAAGAACATTCCAGTCGCCTCGCTTTATGCGCACATTGCAGTAGCCAGAGCGGCGAGCAAAAAGGAAGCCTCCCTTGTCCAGCAACGCGCCTGCAAAGTGCACGCAGTCAATGCAGGCGTGCGGTGGTTCTCCGTAAAGACGCATTGAAGCGCTGAAAAGATCGGTCATTCGATGACTCCCTTGGCAATGAGGGCAATGCCGATCAAAACACTGGAGAACAAAGCGATCCTCCCGATTAATGGCGCTGCTTCATCTCTAATCTTGTTCATAACCGATTGGGCATCGAACTTTTCTGTTGGACCGATGAAGATCCGATGCGCTAATGCAAGGGAAAGAGTGCCTATCAAAACGAAAGGGATACCGATAATCAAGCCGATCGAGATTGCGATTGGGTACGCGAAAACGATCATGCATATGCCGATAAGAACGCTTGTCATCACTTCACCGGAACGAAAGGAACAGTGCCGCCAGCGGTCATCATGTTGGGCAACTTGCCATCCCACTTTTCAATCGCGTTGAGTTGAATGATGTCTGGGTTGTCTCGAAGCGCTTTAGCTTTGATTGCGATTGCATCGGCTTCGGCCTGAGCGCGAAGTCGAGTAGATTCAGCGATACCGCGGGCTTCTTCGATGCGCTTCTGTGCCTCCGCTTTGGACTGAGCCACTTCGTTCTCTCGCAAAAGGGCTCGCTGAGTTGCTTCGATCTTGGCGTTGATTGAGTCTTTTACTTGTTCTGGATAGACCAGATCGGTCACCCAAGAGAGCTTTACGATGCGAATACCAACAGGTGCCAGTTTTCCGCGAATCTCGTTCTGAACGTTTTCCAAAAGATTCGTCTTTCCGCCCTGAGTTAGTGCGTTGATATCCATGCCGGCAGCGTGTTTGATGAGCGCATCGCTGATGTACTGGCGAAGGTTGATTTCTGTGATCTCGTCTATGCCCTTTCGGTAAGTTTGGAAGATTGTTGCCGCCTTTTCCGGCTCAATTGCGTACTCCAAGCCGACGCGGGCGCGAACGTCCATCGCGTCGGAAGTTTGGAATGTGAAGGGCTCTTCGTAGCTGATCAGCTGGTTGAAGGTCGGGAACTTGTAAAGCTGTTCATTAATGCCAACGAAGTAGCGTCCAGTTCCGACTACTTCGTTGTCAACGCCCTTGTCTGCGTAAAGATTCACACGAACACCGACATAACCTGCCGGCACGGTTGTAAGAGATGCGAGAGCGTATCCGCCGGCGATAACGGCGAAAATGCCGGCTGCGGATCCAATGGTCAATTTGCTCATGTTGTTCATGATGGGAAGCCCCCTTTAGTGCTTAATAAAGAAACGGTTGATTGCCCAAACGACAGGTGCCGCCGCACAAAAAATGCCGAGAAGAAGCGTTGGGACGGCAGAGGTTGATAGGAGTGCCGGAACCAACACGAGGTAGTTCGCCAGCAAGATGAAAACGACTAATGCAATTTGTGCGGCGTTCATTTTTTGTCCTCAAAAAGGTCGCTCGTCGTCGGTTGTGTTTGGAGTTGGTGAGGCGTTGTCAAAGCTGATTGGGGAGTGGGTGTGCCGATAGAAAATTCCCGGATCATTTCCTTCGAACCGAGCCCTTACCCGCTTGAAATAGCTGCGGTTGAATTCGAGCTGAACGGAGTCGACTTCCGGCCACTGACCAGCGCGTCGCGAGATGATTTCGGAGCGGCAGAACTCGCTGCGCAGAGCATCAAATCGTGATCCCGGCCATATACCCGGAGTACCGCAGTCTTCGCAGATCAAAAAGGAGCTCATGCCAAAGGTCAGGATCGTGTCGTCTACGATTTCGTCGGGCACCTCGTCGATCTGCATTTCGAGCGCGTCGACGATTCGTTCGACGTGGTACGGAGAGAGCGGCAGGCCTAGTCGCCGTTGTGCGTAGATCCATCGCATACAAGCTCGCTTCTGATCGAAGGCGGCTGGCGCCATCAAAAGAGATCCTCACTGCTGTCAAGCGTGAGCGTCTTACGGTCTTTCATGCGTATGTTGGGCCAGCCAAACGCGTCGATCGCGAGTGTTGAAGCAGTAAGTCGCTGGGCTGTTCGGGTCGTTAGACAAGACTCCATCTGCGGACGTTTGAGGTTCGACGTTGCGACGATGGGGCGGCCTTGATTGACGCGTCCTTCTATGATCTGAAAAAGCAGCTGTTGCTCTGGCGGTTTCCAAGACTGCGCACCTACGTCGTCGAGGACGAGGCAGGATGTGTGACAGAGCAGCGCGACAGCTCTGGACTTATCACCGAAAGGCAGATCAAAAATCGCCTGCATGAGGCTTGGGCACGACACAAAATAGCCGGGGGTTCCTATTTCCGTAAGACGATTAAGAATGCAATTTGCGAGGAAGGACTTGCCTACGCCGCAATCACCCTGAAGGCAAATACCCAAAGCATTTTTTTTGCGCCAATCGGAATTTCCAGCTTCACGCAAGCGCTCTTTTTCGATTTCGCGGATCAGGAATCGATCCGCAAAGCGTCGACACAAATCTCGAGCTTTTGTGACGTATGGCGATCCGGAGGTGGTGAATCGGGCAAAGGTCATATCGCGCGATGAAAGATCGCCGCCGAGCGACTCTCCGAAAAGGTTTTGCAGAGAACGACACGTGCGTTCGGCGTCGTCCTTAACCGCCACGAGGATCGCCCTTTCCTCAGCCCTTACTTTTCGGCAGATGGGGCAGTGAGGGGCGGCAAAACGGCCGTTGCGCATGTAGGCGTTGTAGACCTGCTTGCCATGCGTAAGGCAGTTGAATTCATGCACCTGCATGGGCGGGACGAGCGTTGCGGCAGCATCGTGAAGCGTCGTGAATGTCGTTGTCATAGTTTCTTCTCTTTCTTGGCTTTCTCTTGAGCCAGACGGGCGGCACGCTCTTTATCGCGGCGCACAAATTCCTCGCCTGCACGATCAATGCGGGCGTAGTACTCCTCATCGGAAATCTGACCTAAGCGATCAAGCTCGGCCTCATAGCGCTCCTGTGCGGTCATGAAGCGAGACGGCTTGGCCTGTGCGGCCTGTGCGATTTCTGCTTTGAGCTGAGGAGCTTTTCGAAAGTCGTTGTTTGGAAGCGCATGGAGCTTGCGGATGTTGGTCTGCCAAGTGCGCGACCAATCAACGCAAAACGGGTCTTTCGCTCTGTTCTGCCAGAAGTCAGAAAAGTCATCCCAAACGCGATCAGGATTGAGCTCTGGTGCCGTTTTCTCGCAGTAGATCCGCCAGTCAATCGGAAGCTCAGTGAGCGTCAAAGCAACTCGCTTTCTGCGCTTCGGTTTTGAAATGGCTTCAGATTTGCGTTCTGCGGCGTTCTGATTCTCGGTTGGTGTGTCGGTGCCAAAAATCGAATCGGATGCCGTATCGAAGCGCGCATCGATGTTCTCGATGGGTGTTTGAGCGTCAGGAGAGAAAACGTCCTCCGGCATCGAGTCTGCTTCGAGAGCAGCTCGCGCGGTCAGGTCGTTCCACTCGGCCTCGGCTTCGTCATCCAACCCGGGAGGCGGCGGCGCGACGGGCAGCGAACGCGAAGCGTGAGCCTTACCTTCCTGTCTTATTCCTGTTATTCCCTGTTCTATCCCTGTTCTTGTCCCAAATTTGGGACTTTCTATAGTCCCGTTTTTGGGACCTACCTTAGTACCGTTTTTGGTATGCACCTCAGTGCCGTTTTTGGTACTTTCCGTTTTTGGTACATACCGTTTTTGGTACGTACCGTTTTTGGGACTTTCCTTTGCATGCGAACTGAGTTCTTCGCCCGGCCTTTCGGCCTTGACCCATTCTTTAGGAACGTAACCAATAAACGTATATCGGGTCTGCCAGCAATGCCGTTCAATATCAATGACCTTACGCTTGCCAATCAGTCCTAAAGCAACAAGTTCCGCAGTGGCCTTCATGACCGTCTTGCGATTCATTTCAGTCTCAAAGACAATCGTATCGATAGATGGCCAGCACTCAACCGCGTTCTCGCCGATCATCCAGTCGGCAAGGCAGTTCAATACCGCGCGGCGGGCAGAGGACCCCGTGCGCTTGCTTAGTGCCCACTTACGTGCAGGAACGCTCATTGCGAGCTCCTTAGCGACCAGTTCCGGTGATGCCTAGCTGCTTTTGCAGTGCATTACGCATCTCGCTGTTGAGAGAAGTGGCAGACAGTCCGGTGATGTCACTCACGAAATCCGCGTACTTCAAAGGTACGGAGTTGTGACGACACCAATGCCAAACCGTTTGACGGCTCACATTGCATGCGCGAGCGAAGGCCGTGTATGCACCACGCCCCTTGATGCCCTGTCGCTCTCCGTAAATCTCTACACTTTTTCGGACGATGTTGTTTGAGTTCATAGCGTTAGTGTCAAATTTGCATTTCCAATGTAAAACGCAGTTTAACGCAAGTTTGACACTTTTGTTTAATGCGCTTATGTAAAACGCGATTTAACCTATGAGCATCGAACGGAGGTTTCTCATGAACGACATCGCAACCCGCATCGCCGGTCTTGTAAATGAGTCTGGCTTATCACTTCGAACGCTCTCGAAAGCTATCGGCGTAAACCACGTTTCCCTCTCTCAGTGGGTGACGGGGAAAAATCGACCAAGTGATAAAGGATTAGAAGCTCTCTGCCTGTACTTTCACGTTTCGCCCGCCTGGGTTCTGTATGGCGACGACTCGGCAGCTGGAGCACAATCGATTCGGCTTGAAGATGCGATTTCCATTCCGTTGCTAGAAGCAGAGGGTGCATGCGGCGCTCGAGAAGATCTATCGCAGTATGGCTGCGGCATCATCACGATGGTGCGCGTGACATATGAATTCATCCGCAATTACTGCCCGTCAGCATCAATGAACTCTCTGCACATCATCACGGCCAAAGGCGACTCAATGATGCCGACGCTTAATAATGGCGATGCAGTGATCGTAGATGTCTCGCAAAGAGATGTGACGCAAGACGGCCTCTATGCCGTCGAGTTGGGTGGCAGTACGCTCATCAAACGCATCCAGATCACCCACAAAGGCTTGCTTCTTCTGTCCGATAACACCAAATACAAGCCCTTCACTATCGACGATGGCGACACGCTTAACGTTATTGGGCGTGTCTATGTAGGTCTCCAAATCCGTCGATTGCTATAGCTGGTCGTATAAACACTTTTTCCATGCCCGCCTTTGAGCGGGCTTTTTTTTGACATTTGTCAATCAAAGATGAACAAACAAGCTCATAAAAAGCTATTTCCGTTTAACAGTAGCGTTAAACGTCATTTGACATTTTACGCATCGTGCGTTAAAGTGCGTTTAACGATTGGGAAGCATCATTTTCCACTCGTTGAAAGCACCGCACGGAAGCACCGGCGGCACGTGGAAGCGCAAGAGCTACCGCCTCACGGCAACGCTCGAACGAAAGAAACGTCTCGGAAAGCCAAGACAGCAACTTGGATGCTGAGTTGAAGTTCGCAGCTACGAACTACCCGCCAGAAGGCTATAGAGCTCACGGCCTGACGTAATCAGTGCTGACGGGGAAAAGGCCAACTACAGCACCTGCTCGCGGGTTCTGTAGTGGGTCTTTTCAAGACATTCCATATTTAACAAGGAAAGGGAGCTGGGAAATGAGTGAACTTAAATCTCATCAAGAGATAATCGATTCAATTAAGAATGCGCTCATCGAAATAGATCATGAGCGTGATGAGTTGCAAATATCTAATCAACCATCGCCATTGAATGTTGCATCTATTCATGCTGCCGCCGCAGCAGTGGTGCTCATGTATATCGATGGAAGGCTTTCCGCATCAAAAGTTATTGATTTGTTGGAATTGGCTCATGTAGCCGATCTCGCTGCTATTGAGCTCTTCCTTCGCGATGCGGCTCAAGCAGAAGAACAAGAAAAATTAACTCCCTCCGAAACGGATTGGTGAAATGCCTATCTGGGGTGGCAATATCGACACGGTTTTAGAAGATATTGCTCGCAGCCAATGGCGATTAAGCTGGCGCGGCGGGCGCCTACATTGCAACCCGCCACCAACTACTGGCCTCGACGCTAAAAAAGCGTCGGGGCTTTTTTTGACACGCGCCTCCAGATCGAGTACTCTTCCTGTGTCAGCGCGAAAGCGGCGCTGACACGGGCTTGGCGGCCCGAACTCATAGGCGCTCAGTCGCCGATCGATCCACTCGAGCGGCTTTTTTGTTGTCTGGGCGCACGCAAGTCCAATGGACCCCTAAGAAATTCTTAGGGATGCAATTCTCTTTATGGGAAGGGCTTGCGGGGCATCGAAAGATGCGCCGGAACCTATGAGCCGGTCCGCCAACCCGCAGGCCCGCCCTCCATCTTGGCGGATGGTAGCGGGGTGGAAAAACTCATAGGAGATTGCAATGAATGCACTCAATTTCTCATTCGAGAACCTGCCAATTACGGTGTTGGTCAAGGATGATGCCCCTTGGTTTATCGCTGCTCAAGTAGCAAAGGCGATTCATCTGACGAATCCTTCTGTTGCCATTCGCACACTCCGGAATTGCGAACGAAGCAAGGTGACGATTGACGGCCGCGAAACCAACATCATTAGCGAAAGCGGCATGTACACGCTGATCCTCCGCTCGCAAGATGCGATCAAAGAGGGCACGCCTGCTTTCCGATTTCGCGTGAAGGTTACGGATGAGATCCTTCCGGCGATTCGCCGCACGGGACGATACGAAGCACCGAAGCCTGAGTACATCACGGTTGAGCACCGCTGGGCGATTCAAAAAGCCGTCGGCCGAAAAGCGCGCGGGCAGTCGGTCAACTATCAGACTGTCTATCGCGCTCTGAAAGATCACTTCAAGGTTGAGAAGTACACGCACATTCTTGAGGCCGACTTTGATGCAGCAATCGCCTTCATTGAGTCGTTACCGCCGATGCAGTTGCCACCGTTGAACGCCCCCGCACCGAGACAGTTGTCTGCCGCACCTCAGAAGGAACCAAGAAAGTTCCTCGTCGATGAGAAGTACCTGGAGCGTCAGCGTACGTTCATCTACAACTGGAGGTATCTCTACAAAGATAGCCTTGAGCTCATACTAGAGCTTCTCTATCGCATGCAGTCTCCGCTCGCGCCCGCTCTTTGGGAAGCGATTCACGACATGTACTTATGGAAAGCAGAGCGCGATTTAGCAAAGCTCGGCTACGACGTGAAGGAGCTTGACTGCTACAAGTCCTGGGCTTCGCACCAGCCCAAGCGCCTAACAGCGTAATCACCCAATTTTTCTTAACAGGCCTCGGCACTCATCTGCCGGGGCCTTTCTTTTTTCCGAGAACGCCATGACGTTGAAAAAACTTCTCGGCCACAACGAACGTACTGGGTTCAGCGATACCGCAATCATCTTCTGCGCCTTTCTGACTGGCGCCGGTATCTGCGCTCTCGGTATCTCACTCTGCCTGCTCATGCGGTGGGCGGTCCTGAATGGGTATGTACTTTTTTAGGAGTTCAGTCAATGAACGTTAAAAGCATCTCCGCGGCGCTGAACTGTTTAATCAGAAACGTTGCTCTTACTTTCGTCAATGACAACCAAAGCCTCGAATTGGCAACCAAAGCAGCTGTCAGCCGTCACGGGCGTGAGGCAATCGTTATGTACCAGTGGTACAGCGCATGTGTACAAGAACCATCGCTCGATGATTTTGAAGTTTGGCTAGCAAAACAAGTCGAAAAGCATCCGAACTTCAAAAAAGAAGTCGAATCCTGGCGCCAGTATTTTCACCGGCGTTCTGAAGAACAGGAGGCGGCATGAGCGTTCCCACTCACCCTCACCGGCACGCATCACAAAAAAGTAAAGCTACACGCCGTAAAGAGCGTGAACGCAAAGCCCGAAATCGCACGGCTACGAACACCACAAAAACGGTCATCGACTACATCTTTGCTTTCATCAAGAGATTAAAGCTATGACATGGAACTACCCAGACGGCTTCGATCCTAGCTGCCTAGATCGGAAGCTGGATCTTGAAGCCGATTCAGATGAATTAGCGAAGCAAATTCTAGAGAACGAAGGGCAAACAGCCGTCTGCACGCTATTTGATGCTGTCGAATACCTCTACGACTTCTTCAACAACTCGCCGATACCACCAGCCTTCTTGGAAGAATTTGCCCAGAAGACCAACCACAAAATTAACAACCTTCGGTCTTAACTAGCAGACGACAAAACTATGACAGACCAAATCGACAACTCAAATTTCATCATTGCTCAGATTAAAGAGCGAGCGGCTAATACTCCACGGATCGTATCTCCACGCTCCCGGAGATTTACAAAAGAGTTCCGCGAAATCATTAAGGATGCTATCAACGCTGATATTCCCTTGCCCCGAATTGCCGAGATCTTATCGATCAGCGTAACGCACCTGAAAAGGGTCCGCGATGAGATGCATGGCATCCCTCGTTCTGATCGAGGAGAACACTCACCGAGAGAGACCTGGAAGAGTTCTTTCAGAAAAATCAGAGAACTCATTCAGAGTAGCCATACAAACACCGTCCTAGAGGATTTTGGTAGGTACACGATAACGTGCTATGACGACAGAGGGTTGCAAATCGCTCGCCTTCTCGTTGATATGCCGAAAGAAGGTAATGAAACACTGGTATGCCTCATATCCGAGCATGGGAAAAAAGAATTTTTCTTCACTTATCCAGCTGTCAAAAAATTCTTTGAAGACTATGTGAGTTAACCCATGAGTAAATCAATTTCTCAAATTGACTGGCTAAAAGAACGTCAAAAAGGCATCGGCGGGTCCGATGTCGCTGCGATTCTTGGCATGTCTCCTTGGCGCACTCCTTACCAAGTTTGGGAAGAGAAAACGACGCCAATAGATGAAACCGCAGAAGAAGATGATCGCCCTGCGCTTTACTGGGGACGTGTTCTGGAAGCACCTATTCGTCAGGCATATGCAGACAAAACGGGGCGCACGGTTACGAAGCCCGCAGAGGCATTTGTGAGCTCGAAATACCCTTTCATGCGCGCAAATCTTGACGGAATCGCTGATGACGGCCGGGTGGTTGAGTTCAAGACATCGTCTAAGTCTGATGGGTGGGGTGAGGTTGGAACAGATGAAATCCCCGACTACTACATGACGCAGGTTCAGCACTACCTTGCTGTAACGGGCGTCAAGACTGCTGACGTCGCAGTGCTGATCGGCGGAAACGACTTCAGGATCTATACGGTCGAAGCCGATGAAGAACTTCAAGCGTTGTTGATCGAGCGTGAAAGCGAATTCTGGGCATTGGTTGAGTCCAGGACTCCGCCTGACTTGACTTCAACAAAAGATGCAGCTCGACGTTACCGCGTTGCGACGGCAAAAAAGGCTGTTGAAGCAACTGCTGGAGATGTCGTTGACGCATGGACCAAATTGTGCGCGATTAAAGAACAGAAGAGTCTGCTTGATGCGAAAGAAAAGACGTATCAACTGCGAATCATGGAGTTCATGCAGGATGCGGTTTCGCTGAAAAGGGACGGCAAAACGATTGCCTCATGGTCTGCTCCCAGCTCACGCAAAACCATCAATTCCAAGAAACTCAAAGAAGAGTTTCTTGACGTCTACAAAGCCTGCACGACGGAATCTGCGCCGTCTCGGGCGTTCCGAATTTACCCTGCAAAGGATTAAAAATCATGACCACTCAAATTGTTGAGCCGATCCCGGTAAAAACCATCGTGAATCCCTTCACTGCAACTGGCGCTGAGGTATCAACACCTACTGCCAACAATCCCTTGGCTGCTACAGATCAAGCACGAGCGATTGCCGAGGTGCAAGCGGCGCTTGTGGTGGCACGCATGAACCCCCGCAACCCCATCGTTGCTATGGATCGCATTCTCAATACATGCAGTCGTCCTTCGTTAGCCAATTCAGCAACTTACGCTTATAACCGTGGCGGCAATTTTGTCAGCGGCCCCTCAATCAGACTCGCTGAAGCCCTTGCGCAAGCCTGGGGAAATATTCAATACGGCATCCGCGAGTTGTCGCAAAAGGATGGCGTTTCCACGGTAGGAGCTTTTGCGTGGGGTGAGGGGAGACGC